CTTGATCTAAATTATTTTCAGCATATAGAGACCTAAATCTATTGCCAATAAAATATGGGAATTTTGGTTGATATAATCCATCCGTTGTTATTCCAGCAAAATATGCATATGTTCCATTTGGAAAGTCTGGAGTTTTGCAAAATCTTCCATTGTGTATATCTAAGTCTCCAGAATTATCAAATTTATAGTCTTCAACAAAGAATCCTGGCACAAATCCAGATGGTCTATCAACGATAACTGAAGTATCTTCAACATATCCTGGTTTTAATATGACTATACCTTGTGCTGAATTAATTGGATTTCTATATCCATATGGTCCATATATTGGATTTCCATCATATGCCCACCCAATAATTGGTGAATGAGAAGACCCGTTATCATTGAATTCATTTGTTGCAAGTTCATTTAAGTAGGAAATATTGCAATATTCTAACCCAGTGTTTAATTTTGGATGTAGATATTCAGATCCATATCTCTTTGCATCATTTAAAGTTAAATCTCTAACCTTTGTTTCTAGTTTTACATTTCTTCCAGCAGAAACTACCTTGATAGATGTTGTTGATTGTGTATATCCTATTCCAGAATTAATTACAACAACATTAACAATTTGACCATTATTAATTATTGGGCGTAAGACTGCTCCACTACCTTCACCAACTACCGTTAATGATGGGGTTGAATAATACTCAGTTCCCTTATTTCTTATATCTACTCTGACAATTTTTCCTGCAAGAACAACTGGATAAAGAGTAGCATCTTTACCATTTTTAATTGATATGTTGGGTTTTCTTTCAAAGTTTAAAACTGTACTACCATATCCACTACCAGATTCATATAGGTACAAATCAACAATACTACCACGAACAATGGGTGTGCATGTAATTACACCAACATTCGTCGATCCATATGCAACATTAACTGTGACACTGACATCTGGATATTTAAAAATATGATATCCACTTCCAGTATTTGAAAATTTAGTAAAAATATTTCTAGTATAATTTGTTGATATTGTTGCACCTATTCCAGCATCTGCCAATCTAAAGGAATCATTATCTTTCTTTATAATATAGTATCTGTTTGATGTTGATAGACCAGAAATTGGGGTGCCAGTATATTGATATTCAACAATATCACCCTCTTTAAAATTATGATCAGTAAAACTAATTGTATGCTCTATTGTAGAAATTCCTACTGGTTTAACATATAGTTTTCTATTTTGATATCCAGACCCAGAATCTAAGACTTTAATTGACTTTAAAGTCTTTTTACCGAGATAAGTTCTAAACTTATGGATTCCTGTATTTGACGCTGTTGTGAATCCAACTGTATTAATTCCAGTTATGTAATCATTAAAAGATGGATACAATCTAACAGTTTTATTATTTAAAACCCTTACAAAATAAGTTGCATTTTCCAGCAGGAATCTATTTTGATCAGCATTTGAACCAAGATATGTTCCGATACTAACTGGAGAATTTCCGTTAGATTTATATACTACAGCTTCACCATTTGAAAATTCGTGATTCGATAGAAATGTTATTGTTTCTGCAGTTTCGCCAACGCCACCAAAATTACTCAGAAGTCTCGCATCAAAATCAACTTCTCTAAAAGTTTTTTCTACAATAGGTTCTAATAAACATCCACTACCATTACCACCTTGAATACTTAATGAAATAACTTTTTCAAGTTCAATATTTTGCGGATCTACTAGTACTTCTTTAACAGAACCACTTATAACTGGTTGAACAAGTGAAGTTGTACCAGATCCAGTTGGTGGTCCAGATACAATTATTTGTGGTGGATTAACTACATCATAATCAATTCCAGAGTTTAAAATGCTTATAGATTTTAATGGTCCATAATAAATCTTATCTTGAGATTTATAATTTTTTATTTCGACACCATTGACCAACATTCCAATAAACTCTTTATCATTCTCTACTCCATCATTATCTTTGATGACTTCTCTAAGTGGAAATTTCCTTAATAATTTTTGTGGTTCAATATTTTTATTAAATTTAGATTCCACTACAAAACTATGCTTTCCACCAACTCCAGGAGAAAGAGGATTGAATGTAATATAATCATCTATTTGAATAAATGAATTTGATGCATATAATTTTATTTGTTTTGGATCAGTTAATACTTTTACAAAATATTTCCCTGTAGCAAGTCCAGATATTGGTGTTGTTTCTGGACTATAGATTACAGCATCTCCTGTCAAAAATGGTATAGAAGTTGGGAATGAAATAATAGAATAATCATCATCTGATAGTTCTTTTTGAATTGCACCGCTTTGAGTAGTTGCTGCGCCAATAAAAGTCGAAGCTGTACCAACTCTTATTGATGGTTTGGATGGTGTTGCATCAAGTCTGAAAGTGTATGATGGCAAAGAATTCGATGCCACATACATAAATTCATTTGCATCATCGGAATACACATTCTGAACATCTGCAAATAAAGTATCATTACCATACTTCAACGGTACTAATTCACTAGATGTTTTCTTAATGATTCTTCTTAATAGATGTGGTATCGAAGTCGAAGTGGTATATCCAACATAACTTAAGGTAACTTCTTTTGTTCCCCCATCAATACCTGTTACTTTTGCATTGGAAATTCTAACAGAACCAGTAACAGCATTAATAATATCAACTCTATCATTAACCTTTAAACTAGAAGAATCTATATCAGATTTTAAAGTAAAAACTTTAGATGATAGATTAAAAGAATCAACTTCAAAAGTACAGCTAGTATTATATACCCAAGAATTTGCAAAAATTTGCTTATAAGTTCTGTCGTTGGGGTTGCTTGGATTTTTTATTAAGTCACCTAGGTGTTTGATATAAATTTTTTCATTTTCAAGATTTAAAGCTTTATCTTCAATCATCTGTAAATTTGAAATTATGGAACATACTTTTAATTCTACTTTCTTATCTAAATTTCCATTTTCAAATCCAAAAATTGTCTGATTTGATCTTATCGAATCTTTGTTCGAAATATTTTCAGATATACCTGAACAATTTAAAAGTTGATTTACAGTTTTATCTGTATATACAATAGTATTATTTCCAGATATTGCTGTCCCAGATTTCTCAAATCCAATTGTCGAATCTACAGTAATAATTGAAGATCCTATTGAAACATCACCAATTACTTTAGTATTTGCTGTTACTGTAAGGTCACCTTCAATTAAGTCTTGATCGCTATACCCAATGAATAAACCTAGTTTATAATATACTTTATTTTTTCTGGTTAAAATTTCTACTTCAGATACAGCTGCACTTGTTTTAGTATCTAAAGAACTATAAATTGTTTGCCCAACTAAATTATTTGGATTTCCAGAAATTGCTTCGGTTAAAATAATAACTCTTCTAATGTACTCTGAATCAGATGGTTTAAAAAGAAATTGCTCTAGGTCAATTACTTTTGGAGTAACTCCATACAAAACTTTATAGAGGATTTTAAAAGATTCTTCAGTACCTTTTGACTGATAGAATGATCTTGCTTCTTTTAGAAAATTGCCAACATTTAAATCGGAAACAAAATCAACATTTTCCAAACCTGGAGCAATAGAATATTTGATTTTATTATAAAATTCTTTTAAAAATAGAGAGCTTAGATTTTGTACAGAAGAATATTGCGTATGTGAAGATGCGGTTGTTTCTGAAAAAACTAATTCTTCTGGATTATTTGAATCTCTATAACTAGTAATTCCACTAAATCCTCTAACACATCCAGTGAAAGAGTTTGTTGTAATTCCAGTATATGTAATAATTTCATCATCAATCTTTAGCAAACCATAATATTGGGGAAATCCCTTTGTACTCAAAACATTGATTGTTGAGCTAGTAGAGGTGATTGAAGAAGTTATTGAAGTGAATCCAACAATAACTTCTGGAGTTAAGTTGTCAAGATTAATGTAAGAATTAAAATTCTCAGAAATATCCGATGGACCACTTGGATATTCTTGAGAAATATAATATTGTTTTAAAAATTCAGATGCCTTTGGGCTTTCATCTAATATGAATGCAGGTAACTGATTTTCAATAATTTGATATGCCTTTACCTTTGATTCGATACCAGTTTGAATCATATTATCCTCTCTTTAGCTCTCCGTTTGAATAACTTGAAGTTACTTTAAATCCTACTCCTGAAATCTTCTCACCAGAAGAAATAGTATCCTTTACCATATTTATGGTGCTCTTTGAAACATCAAAATCCAAATACAAATCTTTTAATCCAATAACATCATTCGATTCTGGATATGCTTGAATCTCAATAATATTGTTTTCTAGTTCAGTTTCTGTAATAACTGTAGTTGAAAGCATTATTTCTCCAGTAACATAATCAACAGTTCCAGCAGATTTAATAATTACTCTATTTGTATTATTTTCTTTGATTTGCTTTACGATTGATAAAATTCCAGTCTTCTTATCTGCATTTGGAACATCTGTTAAATAAACTGTTTCCAATTCTCCAGAAATTTTAAATCCAGTGGATTTAATATTAAATCCAGCAGAATCCACATGGAAAGCATTTCCAAAGCAAAGTTCATATTGAGCAGATTGATTAACTAATGCTTTTAAATTCCTTCTAATTCTTACTCGGGTAATATTTGAAGTAATTGATCTATCTACATTATCAATTACATTCAAAATTTTACTATACTTAAATCTACCACCAAACTTATTAACCTCAACAGAATTAGAATAAGATTGTAGTGAATTGGTAATATTAGTTTTTAAATCATTGACATTATTAACTTGTGAAGAATTATAATAGACATATGAATCAATCTCAACATAAAGAACCTTCAGATCTATAATTTTTTGATTGATACCTGTCAGTGAATAATTTTTTAATCGACTTAAAATAAAATCTTTATCGAAGTCAGATATAAAATCTCCATTTTTTGGTTTAATACTTATCTGAACTGTTCCAAATTGAGGTGGATTTAATTCTTCACCCCCAACAACAGATACTGATTCTGTATTTGGATAGATTGATTGAATAATCGCTTCATAATCTCTAGCTGTTACTGCCCTATATTGTGCTGAGTACAATCTTGGTGCAAAATATTTAATTGATTCTACTGGTTCAATGCTTGTTCCATTAGAAGACTTATTAACTGTAGTTAAGGTTGTAGAAGATACCGTTGCAGATCCTCCTAGAGAATCAACAAATGTACCTGCAAAAGCAAAATTTGTAGCTCCATTCCCCTCTTCACCATCAGTAACAATATAAGTTACTGTGATGATTGTGCCATTTTCAAGTTTTTTACCAAAGTAACCATCACCAAAAAGTAATTCATACTTCTCATCCTGTATCTCTTGAATTAAATAAATTTCAGAAGTTGAATTAATGCTCAGAATATTATCAACTCTTTGATATTCTCTACCTACCCCTGTATCTGATGTACCTTTTACTTTAACTATAATAGTCTGAGTATCAATATATGAGTTATCTAAGATAAATCTTTGGTCTAAACTACCATCAACTGTAAAGGTCTTTTTCAGTAAAGTTCCTTGGTAAATCTCAATTGGTTCGTCAGCAGTTCCAAAAGTTGCTGTCTGATTTGTGACTGTGGTAGTTATATTTTCTGGGATTGAAAAGATATATGAATTCTCATTTGATGCCGTTCCAACGCACACAGGACCCCTTGCTTCAAGAGTTAGGGTAGGGCTGGTGAATGAACTACTAACGCCCACCTGAAGCGTTACAGACGCTCTGGAGCATGTCCTAGAGCGAGGAACATATCCTATCGTTCTGGCAAGAGATACGACGTTTTCACGAAGAGTTGCTGAGTCAAGAAATGCCTCATTGGCTGCCATATTCGTGTTAAATGCATTAATATAAGTGTTATATGCTAGGGCATTTAACAAGACAGAGAAATTAGAACCTTCAAAATCAAAGTCCGTGAAGTTGCTGTTCGCACGGAGATAATCCTTGATTGAAGTCTTGATTTGATCGAAGTCTAGATTCGTAAATTTAGTGAAAGGCATTTTATCTTGCTGCCTCTAATATAAATGTGTATTCTTGTGTTGGTATTTCTTGACCAATAATATCAAAATTAACGGTTACTTCAAAAGCATTATCATCTGGTCTTGCTTCTACAATAACAACTAAATTAGAAATTCTTGGTTCATAATTAGAAATTGCTTCTGCAATTTCATTTTCAAGAACTGATGCTGTACCTGCATCAACAAATTCAAATAATGTAGAATAAACGTCAGATCCAAAGAGAGAGTCAAAAAATCTCTCTCCTTGGATCGTTTCAACAATATTTCTCACTGAGCGACGAATAGCAGCTTCATTTTTCAATACAGGCAAGTCCTTTGTAACAGGGTGAGGTTCAAAGGACAAACTTATATCTTTAAATCCGCGTGAAATGCGTTGAACTGCCATTTAATGATTATTTCTTCACTTTATTTATACCTATTGCCAGGGAGAACCATAGTTTGGTTCTGTTCCATATTCCCAATCATCGTAACTTTCATCATTTCGAATTTTCTTATGTAAATCACTCTGTTCTTTAAGATGATGTTTTTTTCCAAGTTCATCATGCATAATTTCTTGAATGACTTTTGGTTTTTCAGTTGAAGAATAATCTGTAACCAATTTAGTTGTACCCCACATGTGGTACATGTAATTTTCGTCTCTATCTACTGGTAGATTTGACATTTTAGCTCCTGTTTTAATGAATAAAACAGAACTTTTATAAAGGAGGTTGCTATCTCCTTGTTTTTATTTAACGATCTATCTCTCTAATCTTATAATCATCCGAATTTAAGTATTTTAAAATCTCTAAAGCAATTAATTTTGGGTTTCCTTCACCACAAGTATAGACATCTACAGCAATGCACCCATTTTCTGGCCAAGTATGGCAAGAAACATGACTTTCTGATAGGGCAATCACGACCGTACATCCTTGTGGAAGGAAACAATGTGAAAAAATGTTTAAAATTGTCATTTTTGCTCTCTTTACTCCACTCTCCATCGCATTTTGGAGTGAAGTAACATCATTTAAAAGAGAGAAATCAACACCATGCACCTCTAACAGCAGGTGCTTGCCCATCGAAAAGTGTTCCAATTCAGTTTTAGCAACAAAAAATGTATTTATTTACGATTTCCAGTGGTTATTTGGTTGCTCCCACCAAAAATGAAGGTCCTCTACAGTGTCGTCATAGTACAAACTGACAAAATCACTCTTGAAAGCACTATGAACGTTCTCACAGAGGGCAACTGTATAGATGTTTCCACCTGTCATACGACTCATGATCTCTGTAATCCAGGTATAATTACCTCCACGAAT